ATATCACTATGCCTTCGAATGTGGTTACTCCAAGTCTGAGAAAAGAGTTAGAGAAGCGAGGTGTGCCATTTGTGGAGACCGATAACAGAGGCAGAATCGTAGGAGGTGAGAATGATGGTGTACATTATTCCAAGGTGTACGGTAAAAATGTGAAATCTCCTATCTTGGAGCAGAAGTTGAAGAAGCACCCTGATTCGCTGATGAAGGCCGGCACCTACTTTAGTGGTGGTGGACTGGTAGAAGAGGGATTGAAGGGCATTATCGACCCAGTGGTGGCTGTGGAGTATGACCGAAAGATAAGTGGCGTGTATCGCAACAACTTCGGACAGCATATTGTTACGGCTGACGTGAGAGACGTGGACCCTAAGGAACTGGTGAAGCATATTGATGGCGAGGTGGAGTATTTCCATGCTTCGCCTGTATGCAAGAACTACTCTCAGGCTAAGAGCAATGGGGGCGAGGTGGAGCTTGACAAAGAGACTGCCAAGAGTACTGCCGACTTCATTGATGCCGTGAAACCGCGAGTGGTGACTATCGAGAACGTGAAGGGCTACAAGGACTCTGAGGCGATGAAGATTATCACCCAGGCACTGGATAAGAACGGCTACAAATGGGATGCTGACGTTTATAATGCCGCAGATTTTGGTGGTTATACCAGCAGGGAGCGACTGATTGTTAGAGCCGTGAAGGACGGAGAACTGCCGGAGAAGCCTAAGAAGCAACCACGCAAGGGTGGATGGCTAGAGGCTGTGGAGGATATTCTTCCTACCCTGACGGAGAAGAAAAACGGTGTGGCACCATGGATGGATGCCAGACTGAAGGCTGACGGAATCGACTGGCAGAAGGTGGAGAAGCCTCTTTATGTAATGGGCAGTGCCTATGCCGATGGAAAGATTCCTCATGCCTATGGGGATGAGATTCTGCCAACGCTGAGAACCAAAAGCGGAGACGTTATCATCATGCCGGATGGAAAGGTGTTGCGTGCTGATGGCAGGGTATTGGCTAGAATAACCGGACTGGGCGATGACTATCTGTTGCCTAAGACGGAATCTTTGGCGCATACCATCATTGGCAATGGTATTCCGGTGCAGTTGACCAAGGGCGTGATTGCTCCTCTGCTGAATAAGGATGACTTATCCGGCAGAAATGTGCTGGCTAGACTTGGCAGCTCTATCTTTAAGAATAACTGGGATGCTGACATGCAGGAACAGGTGAGTGACCGGGTGGTGAACACTGCCAACAAACTGGGTGGTGCTGAGGCTACGGTTTACACTTCTCTGGATGAGGTTCCGGATGCTTATCTGAGTGATGTGAAGAATGGGGCTACCGGATGGTATGACCCAACTACGCATACAGTTTATGTTTATCTGCCTAACTGTGCTGATGCCGATGAGGCTCAGAGAACCGTCTTCCATGAGAAGATAGGACATGAGGGTATGGAAGTGCTGCTTGGTGGTGAGCAGGGTGTGAGAAAGTTTGCGGACTTCGTATATAAGTCTGTAGATAAGAAGACGAGGGGCAAGATTCTCGACTTCGCCAACAAGTATGATCCAGGTTGGAGCAATCCTGACCGCATCAATGTAGGTACGCAGGAGTATATTGCCCATCTTGCAGAGGAGGGTCCAACTACAGCGGAGGACTTTTCTCTTTGGACTAAGATAAAGCATTATCTCATCAAGGTGCTTAAGAAATTGGGCATCCGTGTTCCTGGTTTGCTCAATGATAAGGATTTGAGATATTATCTGATGAAGGCAGGTAAGGCTTTGCACGTTTGGGACAATATGCCGAAGGAGAAGCAGGAGGCTATGATGGCACAGGCTAGCAATGCCGAAATCAAGGATGCGCTAGCTGATGGTGCTGGCAAGGGCAAGCCGAGACAGAAGAAGGGCGAGAGTGCCATCCAATACATGAAGCGAGTGATGGAATGGAAGCGATGGAAGGAAGCCCGAGAGGATAAGGAAGACCCAGAGCCACCTATGTTCTATGACTTCGATAAGGATGCCGAGGGCAAGAAGGAATGGGAACGCCTTATCAAGGAGAACCCTATGGCTGATATGTTCGCCTTCGAGAAGCAGAAGCAGGACGAGGCTAGACAGAAGTATGAGGACTGGCTGACTAGACACGAACTGAACGAGCAGAACGATGCCGACCTAGACTTGTACGAGGGCAAGATATACCCAGCCGAGACCAATCCGGAGGCTGATGCCCTGGAGCTGCGAGTGATGCAGGACTTGGCAGAGGTGACTAGTACCGATGTGAGCAAGGAGGGAGCTGCAACCACCGTGAAACATGCGGTTATCCATCGTAGAAAGAATATGGAGGAGGCTAGCGCAGACGATGCCATCTATATCAATGATGTGAAGAACAGCATCGAGAAGATGGCTGAGAGCGGTGCTTTCGATAAGTTGCTTTCCGACTACCAAGGCAAGCCAAACAAGGCTGAAATGCTAGCTGAGGCTATACCTTATATAATAGAGGCACCAAGACGCATCAGAGAAATCACCTACAAGCTGAACTCTACAGGTGTGTTTGGTGAGGGACATATCCATATCACTCCTGACGATGTGGAGGCTATACAGGAACTTCGCCCACAACTTGCCGAGGTGACAGCCAATACACATACGGAAATTAAAAATGGAAAAGAGGTAAAGCTTTTCGATGATATGAAGGGCGCAACAGAGGTAGCTAGCAAGGTGGCTGACATCATCAATGGCAATCATGAGAAAGAACCTGGATTTGTGCCTATTGATGGTACGGACATCTTGAATAAGAATGTTTTGCCTATCATATTGAACCGTATCACTCCTTACGGTGTGGACTACAAGAATCTGAGCGAGCCGATGAAGAGCGTGCTTGATTCCATCAGAGACTGGTATAACTATACCTTCGACTGGTTGAAGGACAACAATACCTTGAAGGCAGACACTGGTTTCACCGTGGACTACGTAAACCACCTTTGGGATAAGGAAAAATCGGATAAGAATGCCTATGCCATGTATGTGGAGAACAGACAGCGCACAAAAAGCCCGAACGAGAAGCCACGCCAGATAAACACCATCATGGAAGGCTTGGAAGTAGGACTTGTGCCTAAGACCACGGACATCACCAAGATGATGGCTTACTACAGCAGAAGCAACATCGAGGCTTGGGCTAACAAGACGATGCTCCAAGAGGTGAGCGGACTGAACGTAATCGAGCGCAACGAGGACGGAGAGATTATTTCTTCTGACCCACTGCTTTCTTCGGTTGCACCTTTCAACTTGGAGCAATACAAATACTTCGAGATTCCAGGTGTGGGTCCTGTATGGGTATATAATGTATCGCCTAAGCAGATGAAGGTGAAGAACCCTATCACTGGCAAGGATAAGGTGCTCTATTCGGAGGCAAGTGCAGGAGATAGATTCGGAGTTGTATTCGATACCTATCAGTCAACTCCTTTCTGGAAGGCTTTTGACACATTGGCATCGAGCATGAAGAAGTTGGAGCTTGGCTTCAGTGGATTCCATGCAGGAGCACTGACCGAGGTGTATATGGTGCAGAACATGGTGGAGTATGGACCTAAGAAGGCACTCGCCAACTTTATGAAGTACATTTTTGCTGATACGATGAAGAATCATCAGTTGCCATGCTTCGCCAATCCGCAGGACTTCCAAGAGGCTGCTACCCACTTGGTGAAGTTTGGAGCGACCAACGACTATGCAGCCGCGGATGTGCAGAACATGTTCGACAACATGCGCGATGCGATGATGAAGGTGCAGGAGAAGCTGAAGGACGGAAATGGAATTTCCGGAACGGTGGCTGTGGCTACTATGCCTTTGAAGGTGGCGACTCAGATGCTTTCGCTCATCAATAAGGGCATGGATAGAGCCTTGTGGGATTTCCTTCATGACGGACTGAAACTTGCGACCTACCGGATGAGGGCAGACAAGACCAAGGAACGTGCCAAGAAGAAGGGATGGACTGAGGAGGAACTGAGCCGGGCTTTGGACGAGGACGGACAGTTTGTAAACGATATGTTTGGAGGTCAGCACTGGGATGTACTTGGTGCCAGCCATCGCACCTTGCGCTATGCAGGAAGAGTTCTTCTTTCACCAGACTGGAACGCTTCTACTACTCGCCACTTCTTGGCACTAACAGGATATGGCTCTGTATGGAACGAGGCGACCTTAGAGAACTTCAAGGGGTATTACAAGAGACTCTATCATAAGAATCTTACTCCAGAAGACGAGGGCAGAAGGGCTAGACAGATTTCTTCGCTTCTCTGTTATGGATTGGGCTTCATGGTGTTCTACGAGGCTATTGCCAACGGTATCAATGCAGCCTTCCGTGCCCTGGACGAGGAGAAGGAGCGCAAGAAGGCTGAGGAGTTGAGGAAGACCAACCCTAACTACCGTAGCCCTTACGAACTGGCTTATCCTGATGGCATGAAGTGGTATGACTATCTGATGAGGGGAAACAGCCTAGGACAGCAGAGCAAAATCTTTATGGGCAGATATGTGGACGGAACGGAAATGTATATCCGACATGGTAAGCAGTTCCGAGAGGTGCCTGAATATCTCTTCAACCATAAGGGAGAACTAGAGTTCCCTGGCCCGATGGTGCAGAGAATGATAGGCAAGGCGAATCCGATGGTGAGAATGACCTTGGACGATATAAACTATCTGAGCGACTTCCAAGCCAGCCATGCCGACCAAGAGATTCAGAGAAAGTATGGCAAGACCATCGGTCTGCTCTACAAGGATGCGCTCTACTGGGCACCGTTCTTGATACCGAGCCAAGAGAACAAGGAGTTTAAGGCAGTGGATTTCTTCTTCCCATCCTCAAAGGGATTCTCTCCTTGGAAGGCTCAGAGCTACTTCAAGGACTTCATCCTGAGCGGTGACATGGAGGGCGTGGTAATGACCTACCAGAGCTGTGAACGCAATGGCATTGACCCAGAGGAGCAGATAAAAGCAGCCATCGGTAGCGTGAAGGCATTGGAGAGTGCTGAAATGAAGGATGGCATTACTTCCTTGCAGGTGGCTAGCGAACGCTTCGATGAGGCTAAGAGTATCACGGAAAAGAAGAAGATGCGCCAGAAGATGAAGAAATTCCTCTCTCAAAGCGAGTATAAGGCATTCACCCAGAAGGAGGCACTGGACATGGTGCAGAGCTACCTAAATGGGGAGGATGATTTGAAGGAGATGGAAAAGGCTGAAAATAAGTACTTGATGAAGGCGAAATCTGAGGATGTGACAGAGGACTGGAGAATACAGGCTGTATGGAACGGAACGATGGAGACCTACGATGAGTATCTACGCTTGAAGGATGTTGACAAGGCGAAGGCTAATGCCTTCAAGAACAGCAAGACCAACAAGCGACTGTTTGCAGCTAGAAAGGCTATCTCTGCTGCTAAGAAGAAGATGAACAAAGCCAAGAAGCAAATGAATGGTCAGAACGATGCCGCCAAAATGGTGGAGATTCGCAAGACCAGAAAGGAGCTGATTGAAACATTAAACGGAATGGAGTAGTCCGGCATGATAAAAGCTACGAGGGCTTACTCGATACTCAGAAAAAGAAAAGGGACTTGCTTCACAGCGAGTCCCTTTTTGATAGTCGTAAAATTCTAAATTCCAAATAAATTATATTTTTATAAAAAATGAAAATCGTATTTTGAAGATGTTGGAGCGATGACTAACCTATCTGGGCGGGTCCGTTGGCTTCTGCCTTCTTTGGCTTTGCCCAATCGATGTAACGCTTCATGGCTTCGTCCATGCTCTGCTGTTCACTCTTGGGAGCTTCTTTCTTCTTTTCGCCCCAAAGACGGTGGGCAATATCATCCAAGCACCACTGCCAATCGTCTCGAAGGGTGATAACCTTGGAGCTTGGCATGATGGTGACATCTGCCTTTGGTGGGTCAACATGCTTTGTGTTGCCATCCTTGTCGGTCTCTTCCTTGGTGTAGATAGAGGAGAATGGTACATTATTGTCGTTAAGAAACTTCTCCACATCCTCCTTCTTGTTGTCGCAGAGAAGAATGCAGACGGAAACCTTATTCTTCTTCAAGGTGGTGAGGGCTTCTTTCGCCTTGCCTACCAGGGAGAGGTTGCCTTTATCATCCTTGGTGATGACGCAGGCTTCGTGAACATTGATTGATTTACTCATACTATCTAATATATTAGAAATTCTACATTTAAAAGAATTGCGGAACAAAAATAAGGGGAAAATATGAGAAAGTAATGTTAAGTTGCGCAACTTATCACTAAGAAGTGAGAAAAAGGCGGTATTTTTGGAGAAAAATTAAGAATTATGCCAGATAATCGTGTTATAAATGATATTTCGAACTATGCCGAGCCTGGACCTGACTCCTTGGAGGGAGTGAGCAGGGAGCGGTTTGCCCAGACGGACAGCAACCTTCGGCTGATAGAATGGGCTTGCCAATACTTCTATGATGGCGCAGAGCTGAGAAAGAAGTGGAAGCGAGCGCAGGACTTCGTGATGGGCAGACAGCTGGAAGAACTGATAGAGTGGAACGGCAGAAAGATAAGCATCCGTCAGTATATGGAAATGAAGGGTATGCCTATACTGGAATATGATGTGATAGGTGACAAGCTGCTTTCTCTCGTAGGACTTGTGCGCCAGCAGCGCAGTACAGCCTCTTGTAGTGCCGTAGACCCCAACGAGGAGGACTATATCAATTTCTTCAATGAATACCTTCGGCAGAACGACAACTTGAACGACCGACAGGAGCTAGATGCCAGAATGTTTTATGCCTTCTGTGTCTTCGCCTTCGTGGGCATGAAAACCTACTATGGCAGGAAGGACGGAAAAAATGGTATATTTGACTACATGGTGGACATCTTTAAGATAGCGTTGCCACCTTTCTTCAAGTATGACCTGAGCGACATAGAATTTATCGCTGAGGCTCACGATTTGACTTGGCGAGAGATAATCGCCACCTTCACCGATGGAAGCAAGGCTGAGGTGGACAAACTGAGCGAGATATATCTACAGACACAGCATCATTTCGCTCCAGAGCAGACTTATCACCCGAATGGTGAAGCGCAGTATGCCGGGATAGACGATTTCACCCATTCTTCGGTAATCGGCAAGTACAGGGTATTGGAGATATGGACGAAGGAGACTAGACCAGCCATCTGGGTGCATGACTGGGATGCAGGAACTAGCGGATATGCCTCTCCCGACCAACGAGCTTTCTACGAGGAGAAGAAGCGGAAGCTAGAGGAAGCCAACATCATGAAGGACGAGAACGGTCTGCCTGTGCTCGATGAGAACGGTGAGCCTATCTATTATGTGGACCCATCAGAGCTTAAGACCATCGAAATGAAGGATGAGGTTGAGACCTATTGGTACAGAAGATACCTAACTCCGAATGGCTATCTGCTGGATGCTAGGGAATCGCCTTATTATGTTCTGAGAGACGGTTTCAGAACTTCCATCATGCCATATACCTTTGTGGCATATCCTTGCCTGAATGGCGAGGTAAGAAGTTTTTCGATGCGTGCCGAGAATAATCAACGCACCTTGAACCACTATATGATGATGATAAACTTCATTGTAGCGAATGGTGCCAAGGGTACGATGCTTGTGGATGAGAATGCTCTGAGCGAAAAGCAAAGCATCGATGAAATGCAAGTGAACTATACCAAGACGGATAGCATCATCTTGTGGAACTCAAAGAACGGAGGCAAGCCACCGCAGACTTTGGTCAACAAGAGTATTCCGGCAGGAGTTGACTTCATGGTTAACTTCGCCAAGACCATGGCAAGTGAGGGTACAGGCGTGCAGGGTGCTCTGCAAGGCGTTCATCGCAACACTAGCGGTAAGCAATATCAACTGGAAAGGGAAAGTTCTTCTACCACAATACAAGATTTTGTGGAGAGCTTCAATAACTTCAAGGTGAGAATCGCCAAGAAGAAGCTGTATCTCATACAGGAGTTTTGCACCTCAGCGGACAGCGTGAAACTGACAGGGGACGATTTCGAGACACATTTCAATCCAGAGACCATGAGGGATATGGATTTAGATGTTTCCATCGACTTGGACGCTTATAGTCCACTTATCAGAAATGCTAATAACGATATGGCTTGGCAGATGATGGTTAGCGGTAAGATGGACCCATATACGATGCTGACCGTAGGACAATTCCCTGGTACTAGCAGAATGAAGAAGTACTTCAAGGAACAGCTAGAGAAGCTACAGGCGATGCAAGCGCAGCAGCAAGCGAATGGCGAAATGCCTACAGCAGGAGCTGGACAACAGCAGACAGGTACGCCAGCAACACACCTGAAAGATGCAAACGATGGTGTAAATGACTTGGCAACTTTGCCATCATCGGGCACATAAAAGGAAAGTTCTTAGAATCATAATAAACTCTTAGGTTTTTAGTTAGTAGATTGTTTTTAGGTTTTAGTTTAAAGGTAAAAAGATAAGGAAGAGGAGACCGTGATGGCTTTCTCTTCCTTTTGTTTTGTGAGGGCTTAGGAGATACCATATTTCTTCTTGTAGGAACGTAGCTTTTCCATCGGGACGGAAACACGATACATGTAATAGTCTTGCCATTGCTTCAACTTCTTGGCTCTAACCTTGTTGTCGGCATTGCATCCGATTGCTCCCCACTTGGAAGGTGTGTAGTAGAAGGATGCAGCCTTGATGTCTTCCACATTCTTGAAATAACGTGTTGCCTTCCACTTGCCAAGCTGAACCAGGCGACGGTAGGCGAGCATACCCTTGCGGTTGGGGTCGTAGGTCATAATCGCCCAATCCTTGTGAGACTGGTCGTAGAGCATGTAGAAGCGAGGCGCACCACCTTCCTTGTACTTAGCAAGGGTGGCTTTCACTCCCTTCTGCCACATACGAGTGGAGCGGAAGAGTTCGATACGAGTAACAATAGGCTGGTAGATGGTTATGACCATCTTACGCAGCAGGTTTGAATAACTTTGTTTCATTTTTCTTTTTACTTTTAATTATTAACTTATATGGACAGGCGATAGAATCGCCTGGAACGGTGGCTCAGGGAGAGGGCTAGCTGCCACCACCTATGCCTGACAGCTCGGCTACTACAGGTGGGCGGTTGCGGAGGCGTTCTCGCTCTATGTCGGACTTAGAACGGAATGGGATGATTTCCGGGGCTGGCATGTCCTTTTCTACGTAGAGGGCGATGGCTCTAGCCATCACACGGTCGTCATGCTTGCCAGCAATGGCACCATAGCAGTTGTTCTGCTTGTAGTAGAGGAAGTAGGTGCATTCATCAATGGCTGCAAGCTCACGCTCCATATAGCCACCGTCTCGGATGATGCGTGCCATGGTCTTCACTACTGCCACCTTGGTAGCCTTGTTAGTATTGAATCCCCATTTGGTCTCAATGTTCTTCACCTTCTTCAACTTGGACTGTGACGCACTATACAGATTACTGTAGAGAGGGATGAGGATGGGGAAGAACAGCTCAGACTGGTTGCCCTCGGTATTGTTCATACGAGAGTAAGCGGTATTGTTCTCGATAACCAGGAAGGCATCATTATAGAAATGAGCTATCTGGGCGCAACGCATAGCGAGTTGGTCGGCATCGCAGTGACCATGCCATTCGGCTACTATCTCGGGAACACCACCATAGATTTCATCGTAGCGGTCGAGCACCACGATGTCGGAGAAATCGGAAGTCTTGTGAGAGCCACCAATATCGCAGGACACAACATAGCGATGCTTGACAATCTCGGAGTTGTCGGGGCCAGCCCAAACTTTGAGAGGTCCACCGGAACGTTCTACAAAGCGGATGTTGTTCATGCAAGCAGGGTCGGCTGCATCGTAGGAATCTCCCTCGATGTCGCCCACCATGATAGGCTCGATACCCTTGCAGTCCTCTTCCATCTCCTTCAACTTGTAAGGGTCGAAAACAGTAGTACCAGAGAAGAGGAAGGCTTCCACGTCATCGGAAGGATATTCCTGGCGCATGCCATCCAAGTCGCTGTACTTCTTGCACTCATTCACATACCAATGGATGCCTTCGAGGGTTGCACCCTTGATTTCCCAAAGCCACCAGAAGTAAGAGCCATGATATTGCTCATCCTCACGATTCTTGTAGAGCCAAAGAACGAAATCAATCTTTTCTTGCTCAGACTTGAAAGGAAGGATATACTTCTCGATGTCGAACCATGGAACGAAGTAAGGGGTATAGATGGAAAGGCGATTGCCGTCCTTGTCGAAAGAGTTGGCACGCACCCATTCATCATGAAACTCATTTTCACGCCCGTTAGGGGTAGACTCTCGCACGATGAAGGTGTAAGGTCTCGTAACATTGATAGGCGAGATTGCGGCATTGACAACCTTCTGTGGAGTCCACTCTGTAGTGTTAGGGAAAAAGGCTTCCTCGGTGATGTGAGCCATAGCTGCATCGGCAGAACGGCAGGACTCAGGGTTACGAGCCGAACCAGTCTGTATCTTGCAGGAGCGAGGGATGAGGTACTTGATATTGTTCTGAGTGCTTGATGTGCGGAGTTTGCGAGAGTCTTCCTTGAATGTCTCTCCAATCTCATAGTAGAGCCATGTAGGGATGGCATTTGCCAATTTCTCGTACATATCGAACACCTGGGTAGCAGATGAAGACTGGTGACCGATGATGTTGCTATTCCAGTTGGTCTTCCAGAACATCTGAATCCAGAACATGTAAACCTCGGTATCAGTAGAACCTCCCCATTGGCGACACTTCAAGAGGATAATCAAAATACTGTGCAGCTCACCATGAAGGCGTTGCCGTTCGAAATCCTTGGTGAGACCTATCTGTGCATGGTTGAGAAGAAAAGGTATATCATCGCCACCATCCTTGTTCTTGATTCGGGCATAGGCGTAGGCGAAGAAATAGAAATCGTGCTTGCAGCGGAGACGGATGAGATAGCGGAATACTGCATCGCGTGCCTTTTCTTGATCCAGGTCTGCCATATACTTCTCGCAGAAGGCAGAGATAGAACCGCACTTGATGATGGCGCAGAACTTCTTTTCCTTCAACATTTCTACCGGCAGCCAAAGCTTCTTGCCTTTTAAGAAATCCTCAATGACACACTCGAAACGAAGACCAGGGGCGTTTTCTCCAGTAATGGGACGATAGCTAGCGAGGAGGCTTGTGAGCCTTCTCTTATCTTCCTCTAGAAGTTCTTTGAGCTTCTTTTCGGAAATCTGCTGCTGAGGTCGTACCTTTAATGTGGATTTTGCTACTGGCATCCGTTATATATAATAATGTTAAGTGTTGAATGTTAAATGTTGAGTTTTTGAGATTTGCGAATGAATCCTTCTGCCTTGGCATAGATGAATCCGATGGCAAAGAGGATGAGGTGATAGATGCCAGCTATGTGAGGGAGGAGGCATCCAATCACTAGGAGGATGAGCATCTGCCAGAAGGCTAAGCGTTTTCGCCTGTAGAGCCACGGAGCGGTGAAGCCCATGAAGAAGGAGATAATGACCGATGCGCCCAAGACCGGGAGGGACGGATAATAAAGGAAGGAGAGACCAACGGAGGCAAGCCACGAAGCCAGCACACGATGGATGCGAAACTGACGATGAACCATGAGGAGGCACCAGGCATTAACAGCCCAATGGATGAAGTTGGCATGACCGAACATGTAAACGAAATGGGAGTATATTGGGGTTGATGGCGATATAGCCATGTTGGCGTGCAGCGGAATGATGAAAGCCATCAGGAGGACGATGAGGAGTGTTATATATAATGTACGCATAATGAATGAAAGTTTTATCGAGTGATGAATGATGTTTTCTTATTGCGGAAATAATTGTTGATTTTCATCTGTATGTAGCGAGGAGCCATCCCCATGTTGGGTGCAGGGAGGTCTAGGCACACATACACAAGATGCTTGGTGTTGTATTCCTTGTATTGTTCCATCTGACGGAGGCGCAAGAAATCCTGATAGAAGGCTTCGAAGAGCTTTTCCTTCATGGCTTGGTATTTGCCGAACTTAGGCTTTTCCCCCTTGATGCGCTTGCAAACATACCGATAGGCTGTGCTATCAGCGAGATAATAACAAGAGGCTGGCATCTTGGCGATGTAATCGCATATCTTAGCCATGGTGGTAGGATATTCTACCATCCTCTTGGCCTTACGAAAGAGCAGAAACATTTCCTGGTCTCTTTTAAGGTAAATTTCGGATATGGAATTTAGATGTTTCATGCCAACAAAATTAATTCATCAAGATGCAGAACTTATCACAAAGTAATGCGAAATTTTGCTTAATTTAGCACACAAATATTAAAAACGAACGCTTATGGCAAAAGAAACGATTGATAATCAGAATGTTAAATCAAAGCGAGATTCTTTCAGAGAGCGTCTTGCTCAGCGTTATCCCGACCTGAATATGGACGATGATGAGGCTGTTTATAACCAAATTGCGACCGATTACGACCAGTACGACCAAAGCAAGAAAAGGATGGACGACTTCAACAATATGCTGAAAGAAAATCCTCATGCGCCTGGGCTGGTGACAGGTCTCATTACAAAGAAAAATGCCGATGGTGGCGACTTCAACCTTATCGACTACTTGATAGACGAGCTAGGACAAGACTACATCGAAGCCATCAATGGTGACGAGGAGGCTAGGAAACGCTTGAAGACTAGCGAGAAGGAAAAGCTTGCAGCCAGTGAGAAGCTAGCCAAGGGCAAGGAGACTCTTGCTGCCAACATGGAGCAAGAGGATAAGGAGCTTGATGCTGCCATGAAGGAAGCCAAGATTAAGCCAGAGGCAATCAAGGACTTGATAGAGTGGATGTATAAGCGCAGTGATGATGGCGAAGACCACGATGATGATGGATTCGTATGGCGTGCTGCCCGGTATGGCTTGAAGAAGGCAGACTTCTTGCGTCTCTTCCAAATCAAGGACTTCGACAAGGCAGTGTCTGATGCCGAGGAACGTGGCTACAAGCGTGGCAAGAACGAGAAAATCGACCAGCAGAAGCAGCTACATGATGGAAGACAGGGTGGCAAGAGGAACATCAACATCAATGGTGGCGGTGGTGCTCCTTCGCTTCCAAAGGAGAAGAGCCGAACCGAACAGGTGTATAGCCAGATGGTTGGAATGTAGCTCTTATCAATTAAGAATTTATAGTTAATAATTAATAGTTAAAAAAAATGTAGATTATGAAACAGTTTAAGAAATGGTTTGGATTCATGATGGCGATTTTCGTCATGATTCTGAGTGGTGGCAGCTCTTATGCTATGGCAGAAACTCCTCCTAATATTCCAGAAGGTGCAGGTGGCGGTGGCCCTACAGGTCCAACAGATGGACCGGGCGTAGGTGGCACGGGTCCAAAGTGGCAGGGTGGAAGCCAAGAGCTACAGGAGAATATGAACAACTGGGACTACTATGTGGCTCATGTGAACCCTACCGTGGTGGAAATGAAGCTGGAGAGTTGCCCAATCGACCAGATTCTTCGAGCCTCGAAGCGAATGACTCCTGTGGACAGTAACCGCATTGAGTACTATTCCATCGGTCAGCGACCAATCAAAACAAAACTTGCAGCGAAGTTAAGTAAAACTACAAACGGTGGCTCTGTAAAGCTAACGGTGGAAAATGCGACAGTGTTTGGTACTGGTGACATCATTATGATTAAAAGCTGTCTTGGCTATCAGGACAACGGTACTGACCGAAGCACGATGATTCCTTTGCAGCTGCGTGTAACAGAGGTAGATAACGATGGAAACCCTACATGCTATGCGCTGAATGGAAAGAAAAACGCCAGTCGTGGTAACCGGGACATTCCTGAAGATATTGAGGCTGGTACTGTAGTAATGCGACTGGGACGAGCTGCTGGTGAAAAAGAGGTAGAGACTGGTAGCTACTACTCTATGCCAGATAAGAGCTTCCAGTATTGCCAGCGATTCATCATGCAGGTGGAGGAGTCTCTTATCGACCGTATGAGCAAGACCCAGGTTCAGTGGGACTTCACCAGACAGGAGAAAATGGCGATGGACGATATGCGTCAAGGTCAGGAGCTGAGCGGACTGTTTGGCTATCGTTCTATGTCGAATGGTGGCAAGGATGTAGGTCTTGTCTATACCATGGGTGGCATCTTCTGGGAAGCTGGTAAGGATTTGCAGATTGGACACTGGGAGCCAAAGATGTTTAGACAAGCCGATGGCACTCTAGTTCCTGTAACACACGATGTAACCGTTCCTGATGATTCTAGCGGTACAAAGGTTGAGAAGAAGCAGGTATATGAGTATGTGATTAGTGAGAAGGAGCTGACCTCATTTATTGCTGCTATGTTGAAGGGTGCAGGTAACTCTAGCCGTACCAAGTTGCTCTTCGTGGACAACTTGATTTATCAGGCATTTGCTAACCTCCGCTCTAACAAGCGTATCATTACACAGACCGAAAAGGACTACCAGGGATGGAAACTTGACTTCGAGAAGTTTGAGAGCATGGGAACTAAGATTCTCATCTATCGCCACGATGCCTTCAACAGTTGGGGCATGGATGGTAGAGCCTTCTGTTTGGATGCTCGTTATCTCGACAAGTATGTATTTGGTACTTGGTCACGAAATGAGTTTAATGCCAAGGATTTGCTGATTCGCAATACCGCAGGTGTGGTAATGGAGGAGTATAGCTGTTGGGTTCTGACATTCCCAGATGCCCATGCTCGTGTATCTCGCCCTACCTTCACAGAGGACGGTGTGACCGATGAGCAGATTCAGGAGGCTGCTTAATCATCGCAAAGGGAACTGATAGTTTTCTAACATATATCAAAACTCGGGGATAGTTGAGGCTCTAGATGGGAACAATAGCCCTCGGACTAGGCTTCGCTATCCCTTCACCCATAAACACAAAAGATATGTATAGATTTGTAGCAAACAGTATGCTCATCTTTGTGGTGACTCTGCCTAGCGGACTTATCAAGAGCGTGGAGTTTGAGAGGTGCAGTAACAATGCTTATTCTTACCTCACGGACAACAAGCAGGTGGCTGACTGCATCAGAAAGCATCCGTTAACGAAGGCTGGACGCATCAAGGATGAGAGCGAACCTGAACCAGAGCCAAAGAAAGCTCTTGATGAGGTAATAGGGAAAGCGATGGACTTGATGGACGATAACGCCCTTCGCTTCGAGAATATCACCAAGGCTAAGAACTATCTCCATAAGACCTTCAAGGTGGATGTAAGGAAACTGAAATCACCTGAGCAGGTGAAGGAGAAGGCTAAGGAGCTTGGGGTTGAAATAGTTTTTTAGTTAATAGTTTATAGTTAATAGATGTGCCTATGGAAGCATTGATGAGTGACCTTGTGAAGGAAATGAGGCTTGCGTTGGACGAGGTGAAGCACGATGAGCTGAACGATGTCTTTGCCGATGATTCGGACGAGGAAATGAAACAAGCTATCGAGACTGCCGCACAGCAGCTTTTGCTGCAAGCACCACCGCAGATGCTACAGCCCAAGAGGGTAGTGGCATCGCTAAATGAAAGCGGTAAGCAAGATTATGATGCCATTCAGACACAATACACTGATGGGCATGGTAGCCTTGTGATACCTGATGATTGGCTGAGGCTGGTGGAGCTGAGGCTGAAAAGTTGGTCTTCCTCGTTGGTGGCTTTGATGGACCCAGGAAGCAAGGAGGCTCAGATGCAAGACTCTCGATGGACTAGGGGGACACCGCAGAAGCCGAAGGGCATGATAACCGTTTCGCCTACTACAGGAAAGCGAGTACTGATGTACTGGACTGCCGGAAGGTATTCTGCTAACCATGATATGCCTACAAACAAGGTGTATGACCATGAAGTGGAGCTATTTACATACCTTCCTTATCAAAAGGTGAAGGATGTGCTTGAAAAGGATGAGAAAACGGTGAAAGACCAGAAAATCATCCTAGCCCTGACTGACGAGTGTAAGAAGTATCTCATCTATCGTGCCATCTCCATCTTCTTGATAAGTAAGAAGGAGAGTGAACTGGGCGAGAAGTATAACCAATTATCACAAATTTAACAAGATATGGCTAATGATATAGACAAAACAAGTCCTCACTACAAGGGGGAGTTTGGTAGTATCTACGAGGTGAACCAAAAGTTTCCTTCGGGAGGCGTGGAAGGTGACTACGTGGCTATTGATGGTTGGGCGCATTACTGGAATGCGGACAGAGGAACTTGGTGCGTGAACGCTCAGAGGGATAGCTACTGGGATGAGCTTATCACCAATATCATCGAACATTTCAAGACCATCAAGGGTGCTACCTATATGGGGGTGGCTACTACTGACACCGTGCCTGATACTACGGCTGCAAAGATGTTTTATTTTGCGCTGCAAGGTGGAAAATATGCTAACTTCGGAAATCAAGATGTAGTCCAGGGCATCAATGTGCTGCTGACTATGGACGGTAAATCGTGGACGGTGCAGAGTCTTATTTCCGTTGCTCAGGAATTGGGGGCTAGCACAACTATGCTTATGAGCCAGAAGGCGATTACGGATGCCATCAATCGCAAGGCTAACATTGCTGATGTTGATGAGGCTTTAGCTAAGAAAGCTGATAAGGAAACGATGAACACGGAACTTGCCAAGAAGTTTGACAAAGTTTCTGTTGTTCAGGAAACAGGGATGGCTACAGATAAGGTTATGAGCCAGAAGGCTGTTACGGATAATCTTACAGAGCTGCAAAATACGGTCTTTCCGCTAGAGGTGTCTTTATCCCTTGACAAGCCTTTGCTAGAATATACTGGTAGTGAGCAAAGCATCAAAGCTACTTACTCTATCAAGCGCAAAGGTTCGCCAGTCACGCCTACAGCATTGGCTCTCTCTGTTGATTGTTCTCTTGTTAGTATTGATGTAAAGCAAGCAGATACAGTTACTATCAAGGTGAATAAGGAAGGAGAAACGCAAATCATCCTCACCGCAAAGCATGGCGACCTCGTTAAGTCGGCATCGAGTAAAGTGACAATGGTGTTGCCTATCTACTACGGCTTCGGTACAACGGAAACGGACATAGCTATTGCAGCCAATAAGCTTTCGCCTCGTCTGTCTGCTAGTGGAACTTACGCAAAGACTTCGGCAAAGGACGATGTTAACTTCATCATCCTTGCGCCTAAGACTCTTCCGAAACTTACCAACTTCACGATGGGTGGTGCTCCTTTCGTGATGGAGACTTCTTCCGTCACTATCAACGGCAAGGACTACTACATGTATAAGAGTGGTGCTATATATATGAATGGTACGACTTTGAATGTTCAAGCAAACTAACAAAATGATAAGTTGATATGGCAGAGAAACTAAAAATAGCAAAAGGAAACATAGGTAATGCACTACACAGCACTGCCAAAGACCATGTTACCACATTTGTTGATGAGGTGTTTGACGAGGATAAGCAAAAATATCAGTCGGAGATTAACGATGAACTCGACAAAAAGCTTAATCGTAACCTTCTAGCCATTGAATTTGACGATAGTACTGGCGAGCTGAATGCTATTCTAGGACAGGACACTACTATTAAGTCGGTGGAAACAGATGAGGATGGCAACGTAATCATAGAACAAGAAATTTCATAAAATTAATTATATGGCAACGACAAAATTAAACATCGGTAAGATTCCTATTTCAAAGGGAGAGTACCAGAAGGGCACTGCCTACCAGCGTCTGAATCAGGTGACCATGCTTGGTTCTACGTACCAGAGCAAGATTGACGACAATACGTCTGCTCCTGCCCAGATGGGAGCGGACGGAACCGTTGAGAACATCAACACGGATAAGTGGCTTTGCGTTGCGGTTGGAAATATTTCATCCGCAAAGAAAGTCGTGTATAATAACGAGACCAGCGGACTGGAGGCTGGAAACGTGCAGGAAGCCATTGACGAGGTGGGTTTCAAAGTCAGCGACTTATCAAACAGACTTCTAAACTTCTTGGTATTCAAGAACCCAAAGAATATTACGGATGTTACCGAGGGTTTTATGGATAATACTGTAATTCAAAATGAAGAAGTTACAACAAATGCAGGGTTTACAACTTTTCATACATTAAAAGTAGATAACACAAATGGAGCAAAAACCATATACCTTTATGCTAATTTTGAGGTTTATGGGACTGCAACGTTTGGGGGCTTTAAAAATATCCTCATAGTTGACAGTCAAAACAATATAAGAAAGGCGGACATTCTTTTAGGGAAAAATTGTGTTGCCATACCAGTAGGTTTTATTGGCTACTTTGCATTCAAAAAGGCAAATACAGACATTCATTTTGTAGAGTCATTCTATGAAGACTCTAAACAGGAATTGATAAATACTATCATGTATGCCAACTCGATTGTTCAGACAGTTGAGACTTATCCTATATATGATAGAGAGATAGAGTTTTTAAATGATGGAAAAATTCTTGAAAGCAATGGAGAGTTAACAAATAATTCAGGCTATAAGACTACTGATTATCTAACAACAAAAGATGGTAGTAGCTTAGACATCATAACAACAACATTTGATGGATTTTCTTCATCATTAAGTAATGTTTGTTATTATACAGATGATGAGCACCACAACTTGCTTGAAAGTTTCAATATTAAGAGTAGCAAATCAGGTGTGAATTTTGCTGTCATTAAAGGATGCTCTGTCAGATTCTCTATTAAAAAGGAGAAAACTGCGGTATTAAAAACAACTTATTCAAGCATTTCCAAAGAAAAATACCTTGACTCTTTTTTATCAAAAAACATTAGTATTGACAATGACTTATATAGAGCAGACAAATTGATTGCTCCGTCAGAAGTGATAGAGAGTTCATTTATTACCGACAAAGGGCAAATAATTAAATTTGAAGATGCAAAATATAAAATATACAAGTATGATGTAAGCACATTGCCCGACATTATAATGATAAAGGGAACAGGTGGTGTCTCTATAGATACAACGCTATATATGTTTACCGACATTAATAATGTTTGGAATGGATTGGATAAAAGATATACTCAAAAAGGTATAGGGAAATTTGAACATATAGTAAAAGTACCTAAAAAAGCATCTTATTTATACTTAGAGAATATAGTTTCTACGCAGGCAGGTCTTGACAAACCACAAGTATATTCGGTGAAAAGTAAAGTAGATGCTGGATATAGCATAATGTCCACAGAATCAACTATACAAGAATCATTTATTACTAATTTAGGAAAAATCAGTAATATTAAGGATTCAAGGTTCTTTATTGACATTTATAATGTTTCTGCCTATGCTGGAGGAAAGGTTATACTTGATGGAAAAGTTGGTTTTTCAGCAAGTACTGTTCAATATGCTTTCTCTGATACAAACGATTCAATATACCAGAGTCAAAGCTTGAAAGTACTTGCAGAAGGAGAGAAGAAACAGCTTTCCATGGAGGAAGTTTATGTTCCACAGGAAGCTAAATACCTATTCATCAGCAGATATACTGCTAATGGGGATTTTAAGGTGTATGGTATTTTTTCCAAGGATACGCAGGAAGTTATATCAGAGAATTGCCGTAGCATTCAAAAAATAGAAGGTGACAACACCTTTAAGATATATGACTCTGATGTGTTAATATGCCCAATATACGGACAGTCTTTAGCTATTGGAGGAGAAGCGTACCCTCTTATAACTAAGAAAATAAAATATAAGGGATTGCAAGTTGATGAAAATATAAATGATGTATCTATAAATGCTAGTAGTAAAGTTGAGTTAGCGTATTATGGCTTGCAAGAAGGTTTAATTTCTTCTTACTGTAACACTCACAATTTAAATTATAAGCAAATAGCTACAAAAATATGTAGCTTTTGTTATGGGCTTGGTTCTACCTCTATACTCAAATTTGTCAAGGGAGAAGAGTTATATGACTCATTCCTTGCAAAGATAAAACTCGCCTATGACAATGCAAAAGAAAAGGGAAATAATACGGTAAAAGTACCTGCTGTAGTTTACGTGCAAGGAGAGGCAGACTTGGTTCCACATACGCAGCAGTATAAAGAGCTATTAGCGCAACTTCAAGTTGACTTGAACACGGATATAAAGGCTATCACGAACCAAGAAGAGGATATTCCAATAGTCCTGTACCAAACGAATCAACTAAACATAGGAGGATTAGATGATGGATTCAGTTCTTTTAAGAGTACCGTTCCTACATCGCAGATGCAGCTTATCCGTGACAATGATATGTTTATAGCAGCCACTCCATTTTATTGGATGGATTATTACAATGAAAACATTCACATAACAGGATATTGGCAAAAGGTTGCTGGGTATTTTTATGGCAATGCCATATTAAACTATATAGATGGAAGATTCTCTAAAGGTGTTGTACCGTCAGGAATTTCTGTTTCCGAGAATGATATTGTAATAAAATACAATACTCCATCACTTCCTTTAGTTGTTGATACAGAAACTGTAACAAAAGTAGGGGATAATTTTGGATATAATGTCATTAAAAGCGACAAAACAGACATTCTGGTTTCTGTTGAAGTTTACAGAGAACAAGTTGTACTTCATTGTTCTGAAAGTCCAATAGGTTGTAGAGTGAGATATGGAATAAATGGAAGTATAAATAAAGCTGGCTGGAAAGAAGGACCTAGGGGAAATATCAGAGATTCCTCAATTATTCCTATAGACGTAAATGGACAAAACTTTATAGCTCATAATTGGGCATATATGTTTGACGAATTAATAAACGAGTCTTGAACTCTAAGTCGCTGAGTTTAGAAATTTTAAAATGAGACAATATGAAAAAGAAACAATTACATGAAGCACTAGCAGTGCTTCTGACCAAACTATCATCGGCAAGGGACAATCCCTTGCTGATGGATAATTTCGTGACGAAAGCGTTGCGCACGGTTCTTTTGGAGTTCAAAAAATCGGGCGAGCTTTATGCCGCCTACAAGGAGCAGATACATTCCACCATGGAAAGTGATAATCCTTGGATAGGCATGTTGATGAAATCGATTGGCGGTGATACCTCCATCAAGGAGAGTATGACAGATGAAGCCATCGAAGGGATGGTAAACTCTATGTTAGGAGAATAGGCTATGAAGGATTGGACAGGAAATAGAAAGAGTATGTTCGTGACTTTGGGAGCATCCAACCACACGGACAAGGAACGTGAGAGTAATGACTTTTACGCTACTGACCCTATCGCCATTGATAAATTGGTGACAGTTATACAACTTCCTCGTAAGATTTGGGAGTGTGCTTGTGGTACAGGGTGCTTATCTGACCGACTGATGGACTTCGGGCATGAAGTAATCTCCACCGACCTTGTGGACAGAGGCTATGGGAAGGTAAGAGATTTCTTGGAATCCACCGAACTTCCGAACGAATGTGCTTGCATCCTTACCAATCCGCCATACAAGTATGCCCTGGATTTCATCAAGCACAGCTTGGAACTCCTTCCGGATGAAGGGCTTTGCATCATGTTCTTGAAGACTACCTTTCTTGAAGGACAAAAGAGATATGATGAGCTATTCAGCAAGCATCCTCCTCAGTACGTATTTCTATTCTCACGAAGAGTGCTTTGCGCCAAGAATGGGGAGTTTCAGAGAATGAAGGACGGAGGAGGCAGTGCTGTTAACTATGCTTGGTTCGTTTGGAAGAAAGGTTATCATGGTGATACAGTCATCAAGTGGATATAATATAATAAGGTGTAACTCTTGATAGAGCTACACCTTATTATATTATAGGTCAATCAATATTCTCACAGATGTACATAACAAATGAGCTACAATCTGTATGATCGGAGGCCTTTCAAAAATAATTTGCTTACGGATTGTTACTTTAGCAAAGTTTAACTACAAAATGTTGTCCGAAATGAATAAAAATGCGCAGAAAGTTGTAATTTTGCACCAAATTCTTACTTTAAGAACTATAATTGTAATCAATAACTAACAAAGGGAGGTTTTATGACACAAGAACAAGAAGCCGAATTCCAACGGTTGATAAAGGACGTAGATGTTACCGAGCTGATGGATATGCTTAAGAAGCATGGTAATCGGTATAGCAGAAGAATATTGAAGTTCTTCCGCTGGTTCTGCAAGTATGTGCCTATCATTATTATGTGCTTTCACGCTTATGGAATATGGGAGTTCTCTAAGCATCCCCGTGAGATGTTTATTCCACACAACGAGAATATGCCTTGCTATATCTTTATTTATTTCATGGTCTATATTCTGCCGATGGTGACGATACTGGCAAGTAGATTTTTCTTCTTGTGCCAGCGGTATCGCATTCCATTTATGTACTTCTTAGGCATCAATGCGGCTCATATTGTAGAGTGGAGTTGGTACACAACTAATGATATGGTGGATTCCTGCTTTACGGTCATGGTCGTGATAGCTATATTCTATTTGTATAGCTTTGCTAAAATGTTTGTTAATGAAACGAAACTAGGACGTAAAATTTGCACATAAATATGGGAAAGATACTAAGTTATAAGATACTCGGCACGGCTTTGAAGTCGCTGAGTGATGCTTGCTTTAAGGCAGCAGAACAGCAGAAGAATGGAGAGAAGGTTACGGCTTGCGGTATGAGCGATGAGGATCTGGATAATCTGTGCGAGCAGATTCCTTATATGTTGAATCCTTATATGACTGCCGGGCAGGTTAAGAAGGAGGCGCATATCAGCGAATCTACCCTAAGAAGGGCTATCGCTGATGGGGAACTGGAGAGCGTGGGGAACGCTGGGGACCATTCTCATTTCTTTAAGAAATGGGATGTTAAGGAGTTTATCAAGAAAAGACTGAAAAGAAAATAGCTATGGACATTTTGATATTTCTTGTAAAACTAGGAACGGTTCTGTATATCATAACTTTCTTATATATGATGAAGAATGGATATATGGATGATGATCCTAAATGGTTGAAAATACTAATTCTACTTATGATAGTGTTTGTTATCGTATATAAAATAGTAAAAATTATAATGGGAACTTAATATAAAGAAGAGAAGCTGATGAGGCTTCTCTTTTTTGATATGGGTCTATGTCATCTTAAATCTTTGTAAATCAGCCACTAAAAGAATGTTTGACAGAGTTATAAAATATGTAGATATTTTGGGATAACTTTGCTGCCGTAATCGATTACATGTGTGAGTATAAACAAAATGTACAACTTTTATTACTTTAGGAATTATGGCAGAAGAAGTAATTAAGACTACCTCTTGTTGCAACGATGCAATGATGGGTGGTTTGCTTGGAGCGATGGCAAATCGTGACAACAATCCTTTGGCAATGGCGGCTATGTTGCGAGACCGTGACGATGCCGATATGTGGAACAATCCGTTTGCCTACATGATGATGATGGGCATGATGCGCTATATGTATGGTGCAGACTGGAACAACCGTGACAATGGCGCAGATGTGCAGCGTGCGGAGATTCAGAGCCAAATCGAGAGCTTGCGTAACCAGATGGCAGACAACCAGAACAGCAACTTGCTGATGGGTGCTATCCAGGGTAATGGTAACGACCTTAAGATGTTGGCAAGCAATCTGAACTGTGATTTCAACGCCTTGCAGAACTCTATCTGTGGCATCCAGGCTGGCATCCAGCAGCTTGGTGGTCAGGTTGGATTCTCGGCAGAGCGAGTGATTAACGCTATCTCGCAGGGTAACTTGCAGATGACCATAGCATTGAAGGATTGCTGCTGCCAGACCCAGCAGAACATCATCAAGATGGGTTACGACAACCAGCTTGGTCAGAAGGACATCGTTAACCAGATGCAGCAGGGCTTTAGCTATACCAACACTGGTATAGAAAGAACTGCTTCGAACCTCGGTTTCCAGATGCAGCAAGACAAGTGTGATATCATCCGTGCAGGTGAGAACAACACCCAGCGTATCATCGATACCTTGACAGGCCATTGGAGCCAGGAGCAAGCCAACGAGATTCAGGACTTGAAGTTTAAGAACTCTCAGCTGCAGCAGAACATCTACCTTGCCAATCTGATGAATGGCGGTTGCGGATGTGGCGCAGGTGTAGCAGGTGGCTATCAGTAAAAAAGAGTAAAGAATGAAACAGAAGCGTAGTGGTATGAACAAGATTTCTCCAGTGGGATTGGCTACTACAGCATTGGTAGCCAACCAAGTTTCAGTCTTAGCTACTTACAATGAGAAGCTTTGCAGACCTTATTGCGTGAACGGCAACGTGCAGCCACAGGCTAGCATAACCTACAGTTATGAGCAGCCTATCCTGAACGGTACAACGGTATTCGTGCCTATCGTGGCGACTATCAGCATCATTTCGCCTGTAGTGGGCAACAGAAACGTGATGAGAGCACAGCCATTGATTTACACGGAAAAATGGATTGCAGCCTTCCAAGGGCAGACAGCACTGCCAACGGCTGTGACCATCGCCAGTGTAGGACGGACGCAAAAGGCTAACGATGTGGTATGCGGAAAGGCTAGAGGCCTGAGCATATTTGACAGTCTGACCGTAGCATTGACTACTGCTTAGTATCATTATAGGGGGAAATGATGGACGGAAGAGAGCCATCCTTTCCCTCGCATAATACTAACTTCAAAATATATACAATATATGATATTCAGAGACTTGAAGGCTGGATTCCCAGTCTATCTATTTGATAGAGCCAGCAGAAAATTTAAGCAAGGCAAGGTGACGAGCAATCCTTGCCCTGACTTTGAGAACGGCAAGCCGAACGTGATGGCTGCTATGCCGGGGATGCCGAACTATGGGGCGAGGAACGTGAAGGTAAACGTGCAAACCGAGGATGGCAAGCAAGCCATCTATTCGGTGGTAGATACTGAGCAAACAGCATACAGCGACACCCTTGTAATCTCCTGTAGCAAGGAGAACATCATTAACGAGGTGAACGCACTGAAGAACCAAGCTAACGACATCCTAAGAAAGATGCCTGATTTTGAGCAGACCGTAAAGGACTGTGATAATCTCCTCTCAGAACTGGACACAACGTTTCGTGACCAACAGAAAACAAACGAAAGGCTCAACCAGATGGAAAGCAAGCTGGACGAGATTTTCAAATTCGTCAAATCACAAAAGAATGAATGATATGAACTTAGTAGAACTTATCACAAAATATCAGACCGATGCCACACCTGAGCAGATGGTGCAGGTGACAAAGATAATCGGCAAATTCGTGGCTATGCACGCAACGGATGAAGACCTCTTGCTGCTGTATAAGGAAATCTATGGGGTAGTGGGCAACGGACACTTCAATGACTTCTTCGCTGAGGCTCAAATTAAGAAGATGGTTTTTGAGGATGACAAGGAGGTGGAGCATCGTGCTCCTTACTATACCATGGCGAAGACGCAGGAAATATATGAGACGGTGAAGGACGAGATTCGCCCTTACAACCAATGGGACTTTGCCGTGGTGCTGAACATGGTCTATTCGGACAACTACAACCTGATGAAGAAATGGTTTGCCGATGATAGCGAGGAGCAGCTGATGGACAAAATGGTGGACTTGGCTGTGAACTGGCTGAGAGACGATGATAACCCATACGGAAAGTGCAAGGCGTGGGGGTACTTTAACTAAGTGAAGAGTGAGGAACGAAAAGTGAAGAATCAATTTGCTCTTCTAGAAATGATTCCATAACACCTAGAGATATATAAAAGAAAACTATCAGAAGAAGAGAATGCAGGCTAAGGAAATAGGGCTTGTGTTCTCTTTTTCGTATAAAGTTGCGCAACTTATCACTGAGAATCGGGAATGATGGCTTAAATTTGCATCGTTTCCATAACGGAGTGGGGACGGAAAAATGGAAAAGAAAATGAATGATATTCGAGGTTACTTAATTGGGACGATATGGACTTTTCTGAGTCTGCTAGTACCCATCAGAGATTTTATGATTGCCATGATGGTATTGTTCGGGCTGAACCTGGTGCTTGGCATCGTGGCAGCGGTGTTTAACGGTGAGGAATGGAGCTGGAAGAAATTCGGCATGTTCTTCGTTTGTTGTGCGGTGTTTTTCGTGACGGTGGCTGCACTGTTTATCATTGGTCACTTCTTGCATTCGGATGCTGAGGCTCTGTTTTGCGTGAAGTGGGTGTGCATAGCCGCGACCTATCTCTTCACTACAAACATCTTGAAGAATCTGAAACGAATGCTGGTGCCAGATTCGCCTTGGTACAGGCTAGTGGACTATTGCTATTATGCACTGACACTGGGCTTCGTGGAGAAAATGCCAATGTTCAAGAGATACCAAGAATATAAGAACAATAAGGAGAATGGAAATGAAGGAAATCAGATTGGAGCAGCTGCTGATGGCGATGCCTAATGCAGGGAAAAGAGCAGAGAAGTTTCTGCCATACCTGAATAAGTATGCTCAGGAATTTGAAATCAACACGCCTTTGAGGTGGGCGCATTATCTAGCCCAGATAGCGCATGAGAGCGGTGAACTGAAATATACCAAGGAGATAGCTAGCGGAAAGGCGTATGAGGGGCGAAAAGACTTGGGCAATACCCATAAGGGTGATGGGGTGAGGTATAAGGGGCGTGGACTAATACAGATAACAGGACGAGTCAATTACAGCAAGTATGCAGATTATTGTGGCTATGATGTGGTGAAGAAGCCCGAACTTCTGGAGCAGCCTCTTGGTGCCACACGTTCTTCGATGTGGATATTCGATACCTTCGGCTGCAATGAGTTGGCAGACGAGGACAATCTTAAGGCAATCAGACGGAAAATTAACGGTGGCTACAATGGGCTGGACAAATGCGAGGAGTATTTGACGAAGTCCAAGCGAGCACTCAATATTTCATAACATCAAGGCTTATGAAAACGACAAAGCACTTTATTATTTATTTGCTAGTGTGGGTAGCTTATTTCTCGATGCTCTTCCTGACGAGCTGCAAGACGAAGACCGTGACACAGGAGCACTATATCACGGACAACACCGTGAGCAAGGGCTTGGATGCCAGTTGGCAGGAGCGGTTTATCTCTGCCTTCGAACAGATGGCTAGATACCAGAATCGGGAATATACATCATCCTCGACTGAAACGACCCATACCAAGGATAGCACTTCGACCACGGTAGACCAGAACGGAAAGCCTATCAAAACGGAAAGCTGGCACTCTACAGTAACCAACAGGGACACTAAGGAGGTGACGAAGCTACAGGATTCCATCTTCACCATGAGCAAGGAGGTGGATAAATACCAATTCTTGATAGTGCAGAAGGATAGCTTGATTCGGTTAAAGCAGGACTCCATACAGGTGTTAAGCCGAGAACTGAGCAAGGCAGAACAGAAGTATATCACCCTGGGGAAGTACACTGCCAAGATAATTTGGACTCTCGTAGTAGCAGTGATAGGTTTGTTGATTTGGCTATGGCACAGAAAGAAATGAGCGTATGAAGACAATAACGATAAAAATAGTGAAGAAGAGCGTGATGGGCGTGGTAGAGGGACTATCTGCCACCATTGCGCAGCATAACCCAGAGGTGGACTTTCAGACCGTCTGGGCGAGTGATGGCGAGGAAGCGAAGCTGGACATCTACTATAGGGAAGCAATAACCGACCTAGAGAACTTCTTGGCAAGATTCTCTTCTTCGACCACACAGCAGTTTGACCTACAGGCACTGGCTGATGATTTCACAATCACCATCAAAACCTTGGCATCTTGGCCACCTAGATTGAGCGGTGTGCTGACCAACCAAATACAGAACTATCTGGTACATGCTATCCTTGCCGGATGGCTGAGTGACTTCCCAGACATGAACCATACGGACTATGCTAGCATGGGAGCGAGCGACCTGGAAGCCATTAAGGAGGTTTTGCTAAAGAAGGACTTTAGCTTTGCTGAGGCTGAAAGAACCGCTGACGATACCGTGAAAGATGGTTCTTCGGCTGTGGATGCAGTAGCTAGAGGAGCGGATGGAGTTGAAAAGAATAGCAGCTTCTCGCCTACAGAGAGAAGGGCTGTGGATGGTGTTGCAAAGAATGCTTCATCCTCTTCTGCTTCCGAGAGAAAAGATGATGCAGCAGAAAAGGATAGTAATTTATCTTCTACTTCAATGAGAGTGGAGGATGATTCTGATAAACAGATGAATGCCCAATCTGCTGAAACCAGAACTTCGGACAATGTAGGCAAGAACGTTGCTTCTCCTGGTACAACAGCGAGAGGTGGGGATGATGAGGGCAAAACTCAAAATGCTCTGAACGCTGAGGCTAGAGGTGCCGATGGAGCGGTCAAGGAAGGCAATTCATTGGATGCTGAGGCTCGAAACGAGGACGAGGTAAAGGATGAGCGGAGAGGGCTAAAAGGCTCTGAGCGAAATCCTGATTTTGTTTCGCAGCATTTCCACCAAGACTATGTGGACTGGAGCGGAGGCAGGCCACCTTACGAACTAAGATAATTTTTCATCAATATAAATAATTGCAATTATGGATAGAAAATTGATTACATTGAATTTTGGCATGGAGCAGGTATGTAATGATGTGCTTGCAAGATGCTATGTAGTGAGCCAGGGAATGGTGGACGAAGCCCAGAAGGACATCAGAGCCAACATCGAAAGCCCAGACAGTGACGAGACTCGCAGTATCATCAATCGTGCCGTGACGGAAGCCATAGGTAACATCAAGCTGGCAGCTCAGCGTTATCTGACCACTGGTAGAGTGGAGGACAACAACAACTTGGAGCGACTGGTGAAGGGCACAAGAAAGTATGCCTATACGGACAATAAAAACGGTACGTGGACGGAGGTAGTGACCACCATCATTGATGGTGAGGAGAACGAAACGACCGCTACCGTAAACAAGGCTGGTAAGGACAGGGAGGAAACCATCTATGAGACGGTGACGCTGAAACTGGAGATTCCGAACTGGAACGTGGCTGTGACAGATGCCTTGAAGAGCCATTGCCACCGCTACATCGTGGACTACGTGATGAGCCAATTCCTGATGGACCAGTTTGCCGACAAGGCAGGAACGTATGGCGAAAGCGCAACGGCAGACTACAATAACATCAAGAGCGACTTGCTGAGCCGTGACAACTATACGCTGAGAAGACCTAGCTTCACTTAAGAGGCTATCTGGGACCAGGCGATGGAATCGCCTGGAACGGTGGCTATTCTTTTTCTTCATTATTTTGGGTGTTTATGGAAAGAGCCTTCGCTAAATCGGGATGGATTCCTGAAAAAGCGAAGGCTCTGTTTTTTCTAGAACTTGTTGAAACGCCTGATAACTTCGAGGCGAGTGGCAAAGTACTGATTCATTGACTTCATCTTAAGATAGAGGGCTATGCGGAAGAAGCGATAGCTATGGGAGGACATATAGCTGGACTTCATGCCACCTAGGCGACCTAGGTAATGCCAATTTTGGTTGTCGTTGCTACCATACAGCCACATGACTGGCACAGTGCCAGAGGTGAGGGAATGGATGTAGCCTGTGATGGCATCGGGAGCGTTCTCCTCATCGAACTTCAAGGTACGAGTAACTATGATGCCATGATACTCGGTATCATCCTCGTAATCGTAACCGCTATCCAAAACTATTACGCTACCGTCTCGATACTGAATGTATGGGTGAGGGTAGGAGTTGAGGGCTGTGAGCACGTTCTTGATGAGGAAGGTGCTCCAGGCTTCATCCTTGATGGAATAGCAGAGGGCTACGGTATCGGCTGAGGCTTCCTTGGTAAGTTGGCTGACATCTAGGCAGAAAATGCGAGAGTTCTTGTAATCATAGATAACCTGGCAACGCTGAAAGAAGTCGATTGGCGAGGAGGTGAAATCTATGAGTTGGCGCATCTGTGCCTTGATGGTCTTGGTGGCAGCATCATCTCCTTCGGCATCATTGAAGAAGTTGAGGAACTTGCCAAGGTTGCCCACTATATTGAAGCCTGGTCCATCCAAGACATCGGACATGGAAGCCACTTGTGACTCAGCTATGCGACTGAGGGAGCGATTGGTGGCGAAGAGCACGGACTGGTCTAGCTGGGTGATGGACTTCGGATTGCTGCAAACCTCACGACTGATGGGGTGGATGCTGCTATAGGTTCCTTGGGAAGAAACTTCCATCGCCCAGATGCCATCGGTGGAGAATGCCATCAATGGGAACTGACCAAACTGACCTTGGGAGAGTGCCCTTGTGGTTGAGGCTATGCCCTGGATAGTTCCGATACCAACAGTATTGATTCCGTTTAATGGGAAATAGAAGGCGTTATCGGACTCGGAGGTGTAAATCTTGTTGCTCATATCGACTACATCATCTACGGAGTAATCGTAGGAGGTGACGATATAGGGCGTTATCTCTTCGGTGAAGTTGCCCATGTGCATAGCTCCATTCAACTCTTCGCATTCTTTGAGCGGAAAGGCATAGATAACATCGGCACTGGCATCGACCGTAGAACAGAAGAAAACCATCTTCTTAGCCCTGGAATCGGGATAGAACTTAACCAGATTGGCAAGCATGAACGGTTCTATGCGGTCGATTACATCTTCTTCTAAAACATTCTCTACATATTTTGTGCCGGATGTGGTATGAAGCTCTGTCACTATTTTCTTGATGATAAGATGAGAATAGAAATTGCCAGCCGAACGAAGGTAGTTGCCCTTCGGAAACATGACCTTGCGACTGAAACCAGACATCAGATGTTCTTGCACTCCAAACAGATTGAGCCGATGGTTATAGACATAGCTACCCTTGGCAGTGAGGAAATTGTGGGTCTTGTAATCGTCTTGCATCTGCTCTTGGAGGGAAACTTGGTATACAGCAGCCTTATCTACAGGCAATTCCTTGTTAGCGACCTTGGTAAGATTGTCTATTGGCAGGGAACATATCTTGTAAAAGGCTGAAATGTTTTGCTCATTCGACTCGGAAGAATCACCATTGCCAGCAGAGCTGAGTTGGTTATTATAATCATCGTCAGACTTCTTTGGGAAGCGAACACTGACCATTCCATAGCTTTTGCCCTTGTTGCTAGTCCAATGGTAATCTTCTATGTTTGCTCCATTTAGCACATAATTAGGCTGACACATTTCCAATACGCTAATCTTGGCACTCGTATCGACATTGGTGACAGGAGGCGTGATGAAAATATCAATAGACTTGATAATATCCTTCCATTGCTTCAACTCGTCAATATCTCCTTGGAGCGCATAGGACAATGCTACATTGTGAGGGAGATACATAAAGGTACACTTGGAGATACTGGCTTCGATAACGTTGCCCTTGGCATCTTTTCTGTTGAAAGTAGCGGAATCTTCCCAACCGACTTCTGCGCCAGTAACGGTAAGATTTTTGTAGTTTTCGCTAGGGAAGCCAATGTTGGCGGAATAAACGGAATAGCTGTTTGGCACCTGAATAGGGATGAAAACAGGCGAGGAGTGCATAATCATGCTGCCATCGAACATGCGATAGCAATAGCGGATGAAGAAGGAGGCGTAAAAACGCCCTTGCTTGGCGATAAGATTGTTTGTTCGGTTGACCAGGGCGTAGATGCTCTGGGTAATATCGGACTGCTTATCATCCTTGATATTGGCTACTTGGTCGCCCGAGGTGAAGGAATCGCCATTCACCTTGTTGAACACATCGCCACAGCTATAGGTAGTCTGCTGGAAGGCATCGTAGAAACCTTCCTTGCTACCCTTGGCATTAATTCCACCAAGTTCGTAATCTTCTGGCTTATTCTGTGTGTCGAAGAAAAAGCTAAGTTCTAGGAACGGTGGCTTCTGTCCCTTATAGCTGTAATCGGACGAGGACTGTCCGTTGCTCTCCCACATGGCATAGTGGATTCCATCGGTAGCCACGATGATGAGGGTGTTGCCGATGGAATCGATAGAAAGCACGGTGGATTCGTAGTCGAAGGACTTGATAGGGGTGAACGAGCCTAGCGTGCCATCCTGCATGAACCAATAAATGGAGGATGAGGCTATGGCTATGAGGTGGTGATAACTACCTGTTTCGTGAACATACAATATCTTAGCCACCTCACTATTAACGGTGAGGGGCTGAGATAGAGGTGTGCCCGATACGATGGCAGGGCGCAATGCGCCATCGTGCAGCTCTAGGTTGCCACAGAGGGATAGCGCACCGTTCTCTACTGCCATTTCATCGGGTGTGAGGCTGAGACCTTTGTATCTGATTGATTGTTGCATCTTTATTAATGTTTAATGTGTATTGTTTAATATTTAATTATCGGCAATGGGATGGGTCTGCACGATTGACTACAGCCAATGCCTGTAGGGTGTCGTTGCCTACGGTGATGGTCTCTAGACGGTCAGAGACTACCAAGTCTATTTCTTGGGCGTTGGGTGGAACGCCTAGGGTGTGGAGGAAGAGGCATTTGACAGTGCTAGCACTGCAACCGTGAAGCTGTGCCTTGCGCCCATAGAGAGGTATGGCATCAGGAAGAGAGGAGGACTTGGTGATATACATCTGAGAGCCGAGACAGAAGAACACGATTTTGTCGCCTCGCTGTAGCCCCAAGAGCTTTACAGGGTAGGAACGCAAGGTGATGCGCCCATTCTTGTTGAGGGTGAGTCCACGCTTTTGAGGGCGTGGACGGTTGAGGATAAATATTTCAGTCTCGTTCTGCATAATCTGTAGGTTTGTGGAGCCAGAAACGGAAGTAGTCGTTTTCGGCATCCTGGTTACGTACTTTTACATATTCTCGGGTGACATAGAAATGTTTCTTGCGTAGGGTAGGGTTGAGGTTGTAATCGTTGAGCATCATAGCTGGTTCTACCCTGCCATCAAAGCTTATCTCGTACCAATAGCGGTGGAGAAAGAACCATGGGCGAAGACGGACTTCCTGAATGGTGGTGTAGTTGCTTTTGTCCACTCTGCATGGGACGATGCTCCAGCTACCATCTTGCCAATGCTCCGTTATCTCTTCTCCACCTGGTGCCAATTCATGCTTCTCGATGGTGGACTTCTGAATCTTGACGAGAAGGCAGACATCGGCAGTGAAGACCTTTGCCATCTTACGGTGGCAGAGCATGACATAACGCCCTTTCTTGTCGGGGAGGAGCGAACGCTGCTTGCCTGGGTGATTGATAACGCAGACGGTGGAAAGGAACTTCTTGCGTGCCATGTGGAGGAAGTCGGGGAGCTTCGCCTTGGCGTGCATACGGTCGAGAACCTTCTGGACCTTCTTGAAATTCTTGTCGGCTTGGGTCTCATGCACTGTGATGGGGTCCTGAGCCTCTTGGCTCTGCTGCTCACGTACCTTCTTGACATGTTCACGAACTTGCTTCTTGGAAGGGACTTCGAGAAGGTGGCCAGTCTTCTTGTCGAGCTTGTAATTTGACTTCTGCTGTTTCATATTCATTATGCTTTAGATGTTACCTCTGTTGATGCAGATGATTTCGAAATGATGATTGTCGCAAATATCGCAGCCGTTGGGCATACGATGATTGAAGGAGCAAGGAATGTGTTCTTTGAACAAATCGCAGTTAAGGCAATGCTCTGGGACTTCCTCATACTCAAAGTTGCCTTTTGCCAGTGGTGAGGCTGATTCCTTGTTGGGTACAGCACGGACAATGCGCCCGAAGAGGTCGTAAAACTCTCCCGGCACAACGCTAGTAGCTTCTCTGAGGGAAGGAAGGGTGTAGCCCATCTTGCGGATGAACCAGAGACGGAGATAAATGATGAAACGTTTCAACTTTTTCATATATTGTACTATATTATATATTAATAATGTGGGCTAAGTTACCACTTCTGTGCGGAACAGAAGTGATAACTTGCGCAACTTATGCTTTATGTTCGAAGACATCAAGAATCTTGGTCTCGCTGAGGCTCTTCAACTCATAGTCTATCATGGTTTTGCCCATAACCTCGTCAACGTAACGCTTTGCACGCTCGATGCACTTGGCTTGGATAAGATAGTTGACATAGGAACGCTTCTCCTTGTTGCTCTTCTCGTCAATGGTGATGAAAGCCAAACGTGCCTTAAACCATAAATCATCGTCACAAATATCTGAGAAGAAAATCTCGTTGTAGTTGGTCGGGTTGATGTTGGCAACCTTAAACTCACCAGAGACATAGACCTGCATGTTGTCAATGATGCTTGCTTCTGCCTCTGTGAAGGATAGGGCATCGACCACGTACAACTCGTTTACCATTTTCTCGCTACCATCGTCCTGAGTCTTCTCATAGCGCACCTTGCACTCGAACCATGATCCAGTACGAGAACGGAGGGATGAACCGTTACCTGTGCCAATAATCTTTTCGGCAATGGCTTTGTCTACTTTAACTTTTAAACTTTCTGTTTTCTTTTCCATAATCTTAAGAATTTGAATTGTTATTTATAATTTTATCTACCTCTTCTTCTGATAGAGGTTTGCCGTCTTTGCCAAGGTATTTCTTGCAGATGAAATACATAGTGCCAGGAGGGTCGGGATGGCGGTAGAGGTCGTTCAACTCTGCCTTGGCAAGTTGCTCATCCATGGAACTGAAGACTGGGCGAGCTTGATGTGCTCTTGGCAGTCGCTCCATCACATGGTAGTGGATGCTGTAGCCATCTTTCTTAATTTGCTCATCTTGGAGGCGGATGAGCATCTTATCTAGCTTGGCTTCTTTCTCCTTGATGGTCTTGAAGAGGGTGTTGACCAGCTCCTTGTCGGGCTGTGCCTTCTTCTTCTCCTGGAAGTATTGGATGGTTGAGGCTCTAAGTTCTGCCACCAGAAGGAAGAATGTGCCGTTGTCGTTCTGAGGGACGGCTGAGCCATCTGCCTTCAAGATAATATCATCGACACGCTTTTCCAGTTCAATGGATTGGCGAAGCATCTTTTTGTCTCGGTGTGCCCAATACTCCTTCTCTGTGGTTCGCATAGCTGAAACTAGCTTGCGAAAGGATAATGCTGATTCTTCACTCATAGCTTATTTGATACCTAATGTTTGTTTAACTTTCTTGATGCGGTCTAGCTCCTCCGGGAGGAGGTTGCCTTGCTCGTCTATTCGGCAGAGGAGTTTGAGGCGTGGGGTGATGGTTATCCACTTGTGGAGGCCATCGTGCTCACGCTTTATCTGTCGAAGCTTGGCTTCTTGCAGTCTTTCGTGCAAGTGCTGCTCATGGCGAAGCTTACTGATTTCGTTCTGTATTCTGTCCATTGGCTAATCTTCACACTTTTGAATTATCTTTGCCAGAATGCTTTCTACGCCCTTTGGCTTGAAGAAGCGATTGGCGTTGAGGAGAGAGAGGGCTTCTTTTGCACTATCACTGATGGATAGCAAGCGACCGGCTTTCTTTATGTAATTATTGTAGTCTATTTCCAATTGTCGCTTGTACTCCTTGCCCTTGGCAAGATAGTCTGCTTCAAGAGCTTTACCCTTCTCCTTGTATTCAGAAATGAGATTAGCTTCCTTTTGGGCGTACTTGGCATCGAGAGACTTTTCCTTGTAAGCCAACTTTTTCTCTTTCTCATTGTATTTCTGAACAGAGGATTCGTAATTTGCACGTGATTCGTCTCGCTGTTGGATGCTACGTTTCACCTCATCCTTCATGTGCTCCTCAACCTTCAAGCGCACATCCTCAAAGCCAAGGTAAGATTCAGAGGTCTCAACAGTGCGTCTTGGCTTCTCATCTTGTGAATACAAAGGGTCTGTTGCACAGTCATGCTTTCTACGAAATGGGTCACTGAATCTCTCGTATTCTATTTGCACTTCCTTGCGGATGATAACTCTGGAACCGTCTTTGAGGGAAGCGATGGTCTTATCCTTCTCTTTTACGGTCTCTTCTAATTCCTTTACTCGATTCTTCAAGGTTTCGAACTCTGAATAATCTACATTTACTACAGCCATAATTGTTATGATTTAAATTTAACTTTTATATATTTCAGCATTCTCTATTGGGATGTCGTACCACGGAAGGGAATAGCCTTTATCTTTCATTTCTTCTGACAATATACAGCGATAATATTGACCATAGAAATTCAACCATACATCACTCACCTCCAAAATCGTACCTGCAGGAAGCTCTTGCTTCGGCTTAAACCATGGGCGTGGATATTTTGTCGTTTCGTGAACATCCTGAGCGCACTTTGTTGGTTTGATTAATTTTATCTTCATTACTTTTTCTTTTCTTTACTCATTTTTATTGCTTTTCTAGCCAGTTTTCCTAAAGTCGAAGAACTAGCTTCTGGAAAGCGTTCTTTGAACTTTGCTCTTACTGCATAGAATATTTCGCTTTTTCTTTTTGCTTCTCTGTATTTGTCTTGTATGGAAGACAGTTGGTTGATAGCCTCTCCTGCTTCAATGGTAAAGCTGTCATCAGAGTTTGCTTCAATCTCTGTTACAATTTGAGACCAAGCAAAACTTATAGCATCGTATTCTGATTCTGTTAAGCTTATATTCATACGCTACACCTCCATTTCTGAATTTAGACCAAGGAATAATAGAATATGTTGTAACTCATGCAAATATTTGAAGCTGCATAGGTTTACACCTCTCCAATACATAGTCCAATTCTTCACATTTTTCCAGATTTCATAGCAATCATTTTCTATATGTTGGTAAATATAGCTTTGATTGACTATTTGCTTATAGCCGTTCTTCTCAAGTATAGAAGGAGTAAGAGGGATGGGAACAATATCCTTCACCCATGCACCACTGTCACAGAACAGAAATCCATCATCTTTAATGGTTTTTCCTTTTAAGTTGGAAAGAGTGACGGAACCTTTGAGCTCAGTGAAAGCATTTCCATCTTTCACTTTTGCATATTTATCAGCATTACTTTCTGTAACCTGATAAACAATGCCCTCTTTGGTTCCGATAGGAATGCCGTTGGTCATAACCAAATCACCTGGAATATAAATTGTTTTTTCCATTTCTTAATATTTTTACTTTGTTATATTATGGGACCAGCGATAGAATCGCTGGGAACGGGGGCTTTTACCCTTTTAATTGTTCTTCGATAGCTTCCTGGGCTAGGATTTCCTGCCAGTGAGCTTCATTGTAATTTCTTGCCTCTTGGTTCTCGGTTAGCTGTGGGTTGTAGCCACCGAAGCAATAAGTGTCAAATTTCTCATACTCCTTCATCGTATGTGGAGGTTTGGAGCCAGGAGTGGCTGGAATGTATTCCTTGGCGAACTCCTTGGGCAATAGGGTTGCTATTGTTGAGGCTATCGGGTCGATGACTTCGTATTTTAAAATACGGCTCTTGCCCTTTTTTGGAGAGTTATACACTGGTCTTGCCCAACAGATGTTTCCCCTGTAGTGTGACATGAGACCAGAGAAATAATAAGGCTCCCATATTCTCTTATCCCTATATGCGCTACAGATGCCTGTAGGCGAATCTCCATTATACGTAACACTATCTGACTTCCAGCAATGGTTGTAGCCGAGGTCGCTGATGTGGCTATGTACACAGAACTTGCACATCCTCATTTTCTCCTGATTAGCAACTGATGGTGTTGGCTGCATCAGGCTTTGTTTGATGTAATTGCCCATAGATGCATGATTTTAAAGTTCATCCTCTTGGTTGGTTGCTTTACGTTTCCATTCTCCACAGCACTCCCAGTGGAAGCGATGATGACCGAAGCCGTTGCATGTTCCGCTATACTTACTGTTTTCCGTAGGACGGAAGAACTTGCAGTTCTTGCATGAGCGATGGTCATGGTGATAAACTAGATAGATGAATGTGCTGGCCATAACTATAAGGCACAGCATGATGATGATGAATCCGATTTCCATATTACTTCTTGTTTTTAATGATTTTGTTTAATACCTGCTTGTTGTGCTCAGTATCATCATTGATGAGGTGATAGGAGCGAACTTTCTCGAAGGCGTTGGCTTCGGCTGCTTGCATGTAAGCCTTGACCACTTCGATGAAATCTTCTAGGGAACGACAGAGGGCGTACTTGTAGCCAGCGCACTGCCAATAGCCCTGGAAGCGTTTCTGGTTGGCAGACTGATTGTTGGTCTTGCCATACTTCAATTCGATGCCCAAGCCGAAGTAAACTTCTGGGTTCTCGTAGATGATGCCTGTCTTGCCATCCTTCATGGAAGGGAGAGCAAGGATGAGGTCGGGAACGCCTGGGACCACGCCCGATGCTGCATTGATGGCTAGCTTCTTGCCACTGGTAGCACCGTCTGCCTCGTTCTTGGGATGGAAGAGGAGTGTGGAGAAAGCTGGGTACTGTAGTCGAAACCATCGTACACAGGCTATCTGCAACTGACCTTCACGCTGCACCTTCTTGTGCTGAGGCTTTTGCGTGTACTCGGGATAATTGCCGTTGAGACGGTCTATTAATTCTTGTTTGTCCATAACTTTTGGAATTTTTGAATTGTCACTTTATGTTTGCACTTAGTCGCTGAGTAGGGACTGGAGATAGTTTTGTGTCTTATCGTCCAAGTCGAGGAGGTTTTTCGTTTCCTCTTCCACAGGTGGGGTCCATTCGATGCCAAGACGCTGAATAGTTCCGTCCCGATAGAATCTTTCGAGCGACTGCAAGGCTTGTTTGTCTTGCGGATGCTTTTTGAGGTTGTCGATATGCCCCAAGATGATGGAACGATTAACCTTGTCTCTATAGGCTTCTGCTGACTGCTGAGACTGTTGGGCAAGTTTCCAGCGTTCGCCTATTGACAGACTGCCATCAGATGGTGGTGGCCCAGATGTCTTCTTCTGCTGAGGCTTGGAAGGCTTCTTTTCTGTTGCCGAGGCTTGGATGGTTGGATTGTCGAACGTTCCTTCCATCAGAGGCTCGTAGTTCTTTGGATTGAAGAGCCAGTTGAAGGAGATATAGCATCCACCATCCTTGCGCCCGGATAGAAGGTCGGAATCGAGTGCCTTGCGAAGCATCGGCTCAATGTCCTCGAATGAGTAATCAGAGATAAACTTGGCGACTAGCTTCTTGCGGTCGGGAGTCATCTTCGAGATTGGCTTAACTTGCGTGCCCAGGAAGAGGCGATTGAAGAGCCTTAACACTTCCGAGAATTGAGTTTCAGCATCCCCCGACTTTTTTTCTTTTTCTTTTTTTTGTGTTTGGGGGTGGGCTTTCTCTTTTCTTTGTTTGTTTTCTTTTATAGGGGTTTCAGGGGAAAGATTTTCTTTTATTTGTTTCTTTTCTCTTACTTCTGTGCCCTTTGCTATGTCCTTATCTGTGCCCTTGACTATCTCTAAATCTTCGGAATCACCTTTATTTAAAGGGGTTTCAGTGTGTGAAATCTGTGCCCCAGATTGTGCCCTTGGCTGTGCCCTTTGTTTTGGCTGTGCCCTAGTTTGTGCCCTATTCGTGCCCTTATCTGTGCCCTTGCTAGTTTCTGAATCTTCGGAATTGCCTTTATTTAAAGGAACTTCGGAAGATTGAATCTGTGCCCTAGATTGTGCCCCAATCTGTGCCCCGAAGTGTGCCGTAACCTGTGCCCCTTGGTCTCTTTGCCACGGTATGATACAGTGGGATAGGGGGTGAGAACTGTTAACGTAGAGTTTAGTTGAGGCTCTTGGAGCAGAGCACTTGGTGATGATTTTCTCGGCTATGAGCACATCGATGGCGACACGGATGGTCTTGACCGTGGTATGGAGCTGTAGAGCCAAATCACGATAGGAGAGGGTGGCAGCGGAAGCCTCGTTGTGAGCGGAGGAGAGGAGCACATGGATGAGCACCTGAACGACCACAGGACGATGGAAGTAACGCCACTGCAACAGCTCTGGAGTAAATATGTAGCCATCTGTTTTCATTTATTCTTCTTTTATTTGGAATGTAGAATTTACGAATCTATCATTTATTTGTTTTCTTCTGCCTCGATGGCACGGAATATCTCGTAAGCCACTTGTGGGACCCAGGCATTGCCGTAAGCCTTTATGGATTCTTGTCGCCACTTGGGGAAAGAAATGGTAAGGCTGTCCACATCAAAGGGAATCCCATCATTT